CATCGTGGACGAGTCTTTCCCCCCGTCGAAGTTGACCGATGGCTCGACGTTGAAGCCGTGTTGAGGGCAACCCTCGATCAACGGGCTCTCAGCAGCCATACGGACCCGTCGGCTGTAGTAGCGGCCTAAAGGACTAGGGTGGCAGCCGGGGGTGACGCCAGCGAGCAATGAAAGCGTCCCCCCAGGCTTGACCGTGGTCAGCTTAATCGATGTTGGCCAACCCCTAGCTGCGGAGTATTGCTTGTCGAACTCACGCAAGTGTTCATAAGCATCACTCAGCCACCCCTTCTGTTCGTCCGTCGCCTGCATGTACCCAGTCACACCTATGCCCATCCGCATGTTGCGATGGACGACCTCTTGCGTTTCCTTCGCGTGGCACTTGAGCCGCATCGAGTGTTTGCAGATCCGGTACAGGTACTCTACCAGCTTGAACAACTCTGCCTTCGACGTGATGTTCGGCAGGTAGGTCTCAGCCAGACAGCAGGTCTCTCCATTCTCCAGCCCTTGCTCAGCGCACGGGTTGTAACCCTGTACGAGAGGATCTGGATACTGTGTCTCGCCCAGCCTACCCACGGCGCGGCTCAGAGCAATGTTGATCAACCCATAGGGTTCGCCGTTGCCCTTGTAACCTTCCCAGAATTGCTCAGGGAGCTTCGTGATATCGTTGCAGACCACGGAGTTGTTAGACATGGCACGGTAGTTGGGGATGTTGCCCAGGTCCCAACGCTTGGCAGACAGGAACTGCAGATCGTCCATGTCCCCAATTGCGATCTGAGCTGACCGCCGCACGTTACCGGCCACAACAACCTTGCCCAGAATATTCATTAGATCTAAGGCATCAATCGGACGGACTTTCTTACCTGCCCGCCCGTTGAGTAGTTTGTTGATCTCGCTCATGCCCCAGCACAAATCTTCAGGGCCGCTAGCGACTCCACCAAATCCTTTGATGGGCGCACCCTTACCCCGAATGCACACCGTGGAGAAGGTGAAACTGGTCCCTGTGATGAAGTGCGCTTCCAGCACTCGCTTCAACAGTTCAACCCATCCCTCGCGAGAATCAGGTACGATGAAGTCTGCATCGTTTGTGTCTTTGCGAGTGATCGTGACCCGCTTCGGCTTAGGTAGCTCGTAGACGTTCTCACGTTGAATGTTGAAGCCAACACCTGTCCCCAGCATGAGCCCGTCCATGGTCCATGTGAATGGGCGGATAGGTTCATTGACGACAATGAAGGCACAATTCTGAAGTGACATGAGACCCAGCTGGTCCACAGTCTTTGTCCCCAGTTGCCACAGGAAGCGGCCTGCAACCGACCCTTTGAGCTGGATCAGCATCTGTGTGAGTTCGGCAGCCTCATCATCGGTGAAGCCCACGTTAAGCTGTTCTTGTGCGGCTTTGACTACACGGGAGATTGTCTCAGGAAACTCTTCGGTTTTATTCTTGCCCTTTGGCCTTGCATAAGTTCGTTTGTATGTGATATAGCCAATCGCCCCCCACGGTGTGGTGCTCGTTAAACCGCTTGACACTCGTTGTCTCTCCTTGATAATCTCTTGTCGATCTCTGATGTAAGTTTGTGGCGAACAATGTCGGAGCTGGTCAGCTCGACAATCTGCAACCCTTCTAATCCACGTAGGAGTCCGATGGCTTCGCCGAAACCACCTTCGTCTTCATAGTGGAGGTCGCTCTGGTTCAGGTCCCCAACAGCGATAACCTTGGAACCGAATCCAAAGCGAGTGAAGAACATCTTCAGCTCTTTGCGGGTTGCATTCTGTGCTTCGTCCAGCACGATGCATGCGTTCTTGAACGTCCGTCCCCGCATGGCTGCCAGTGGACAGATCTCCAACTTGCCAGAGTCCATCCAGATCTTCAGCAGCGACTTCTCGCAGTAGACTTCCAGCTCATCGAACAGCGGACGGAGGTAAGGGCCGAGCTTCTCTTCGATGCCTCCAGGCAAGAAACCAATGTCTCGGCCCACGGGAACCACGGGACGGCACACGATGATCTTCTCGATCTCTTTCGCACGAATCATTTGAACGGCGATGCCAGTTGCGATGTGCGTCTTACCCGTCCCGGGAGGACCATGGGCGAGCACAACATCATTGTTGCGAATCGCTCGCATGTACTCACGCTGGTTGGGTGTCTTCGCCGAGAGGTGTTCGTTCTTATAACCCCGGGCTACCATGCTGTCATAAGCTTCAGAAGTACGTTCATGGGGTGCGGCATAACTCGCATGGCTAGCCCCACGTTGGTTCTGTCTGGCTTGTTTTCGTTTATGTTGTTTACGACTCATTCGTTTTCTTTGGTTGGAGTGGACTTGTTGCAATTCACGCATTCACTGGGGGAGACCTCCTCTCCATACTTCCCCTTCAGACCACAGATTGGAAAGACTTGCACGACGTTGCCGCGCTGCCTTGTCTTGATTCGACGCAATGCGCAGGTGTCCCAGCCCGGACACTTGTCTCCAGGAACTACAACGTCGCCCGTGACACACCCAGTGGTCTTGTCAACGGTAAACGGCTGCCCTGGTTGATTGATAATTGGTAATGCTTTTGGCTGTGGGATGCTGGCTGTGAACGGAACACCATCCCAGTGGCCAGCATCACACTTCCAGGTTTGCTTGGCAGCCTTGAGTGTGAGATTACACCCACACAGGCCACATCGATTTTTGGTTCTATGAGGGCACTCGTCGCAGATATCCAGACGACGTTTGTACTCGTCTTCGGAAACCGACTTTGGATTCGCCATAAGCTTGGCGAGATCCTTTACGAAGTGCCCAGCCATTTCGAAAAGACTTGGCATGGTTTAACACGTGATAGGTGTTGTGACAGGTGAGTAGGACTTTCGCAGAATGTAGATACTGTCGAATGTCTCGTCGCATAAGAACGCGGGTCCACAGGGATCTTCATCATCGCCGTCATGGCATGCATAAGTGGAAATCCCGCCAGCTTCCCAGGGCGGGGGCCAATGGCGGAATGAAATCGGGATTGCTATCCCCCGGTGGTCAAAGAAACCCTGCGCGGAAGCGATATCTGTATCGGGATTGGGCTCACCTTCCAGCGACCAATACAATGCCCAGGTAACAATACAGCGTGATGGTGCGGCAGCGGGTGCTGCCTCTTTATCCTCGCAGTAGCATTCGGATTCATCCCAGGGGTCTTCATTAGCAATGAGCCCCAACACGGGGGCTGCATCCGACCTTCGCAACAATGAGAAATACTCCCTGGCGAGATCCGTCGCTGCAGCCATATCCGCCTTGTCGGAATCAAGGGCCGCAGTTGCAGCATCCAGAGCAGCTTCAGCAGCGGCTATCTCACCAACATCCCCGCCCGCAGTTGCACTAGCTAAGGCTTTCTTCGCACTACAGTAGTTGGGCCAAGTGATGTTCGTATAACTTGACAGTGCGGCATTGAAGTTGTCTTTTGCAAGTTCGACAGTGTCTTCGATTTCAGATGGGTTATCATGTGCTGGTCCAGCTGATGTACACCCTTCCAAGGTGCCATCATAGACAGTCTCGGTATCAACCACACCCGCGTTGCTACACAACGGAACCTCTTCTTCGCAGTCACAACCCATCTCTGGTACTTGGTCTTCAATCTCTTGAACAACCTCGACCGTCCACATATCCAACTCCGCGTTGAAGTTGATTGTGTCGCACGACTCTTCCATGACACGTCGGGCTTCCCGAATGTCTTCCTTCTCCCACCTGTGTTCTGCATCGACCAGGGGCAGCCGATCAATGTCGTCACACCCCTCTTCATCCAGCTTGTCGTTGATGTCGGTCAGGAGTTCATTCCACTCATCCCTAGTGTAGGGTTGACTGCTGCTGGCCACTTGGCATACCTCCCACTACGCGATAAGTCTTACACCTACTGAGATCCGTGACCCCAGCTCGTTTGATACCAACACCAAACTGCTTCAGCTTGCTGCGGCATTTCTTTGTCAGCTCATGCGTCATGCCCGCACGCAACTCGTCGTAGGTGTGCGAGGTGACGACTTCGACTACGGCAGAACGAGCAATGTCGTCCACCGTGTTGTCGACGTCCCAATTGGTTGACATTGCGGCGATGATGTCGTTGATGTAGAACACGACATAACCCCCGACAACCACCCCCACCCCGTCCTTCGTTTCGAGGACTTGGGGTGGGAGTGTGTTGGTCTGCCTTGCAGTCACACGAATGTCTACCTCAGTCACTAGCGGCCAAAACCAGTGCAGCCCGGGATGCATTGGTTTTGGTATCTTCCCTCTGCGGAATTTGATTCCCGCATGCGTCGACCTCACGATGACCATTCTTGGCACGAATGACAGAATGGTCATTAACAACTGGTTGATGATATCGAGCATGCTTAGTCCTTGAGGAATGCGGTACCTGCACCAAACTTGCCACTCGTACCGTCGTACTTGTAATCGAACGTAGATTCGTTTGACCCATCACCCAGCTTGGCTGTAGTGCTGAGAACAAGATCCCCCGACGAGATACCACGAATGATGCTGTCGAGAGTTGATTGAGTAAACGGATTATCACTGTCGAAAATCTGCGTGGTGCGGATATCGATGTACAGCGACCCCTCCACGTTCTGCGAGACCTTGAAGGCGGGCGCTGGCGGCAGCCAGTCGATACCGAGATCGAGTGTAGGCTCAGCTTCCGGTGCCGCACCTGCATACCCTGAGGCAATAACAACCTCACCAGCAGTGAATGCACTGTCGTTTAGGTTGACCTTACCACGGTCGGTCTTGCCGTTGGCAATCGCATTGATACCACCTACGAACACTCCGTTGCCCAGGTATAGGTGCGACGTGTCACCAGTGTTGAGCGTACCTATCACGGTCGCACCTGATCCGCTACCACCCGGTATGTCGTATGGCGTGGGGTAAGGTGTCAACGTCTCAGCAGGCCAGAACAGCGGGTGCTGTGTCATCGTTCCGGAAGCAACCGGAACCAGGCACTCGACAGCGACAGAGTGGCTGTCACTGTCGTATGTCGCCTTCTCGACGACCGCCTTAACGGCACCGCTCGCCACGTACCCTGGCAGGTTCAACGTAACCGTGTCGAAGGTCTCCAACCTCAGTAGCGGAAGGAAGCCTTTGAAGGAAATCTTCTTCCACGAGGTGCTGAGCCTGATTGCCCAGAACGTAGCCGCGTGATAAACAATGTCCGCGCCGTTGTAGATGAACCAGTCGAAAGTGTCCTCTTTCGTGCCATACTTCGACACGTTGTTTCGGACGATGATCTTGTTGGGTTCGGTCTCTGCGTAGCTGATTGTGTATTCAGCCACGAGTTTGGTCACAAGGTCCTCAGTATCAATCATTGACGTCTCAACCGTGCCCAGCTCAATATCACTGATAGTGATCGTCAGATCGCTTGCGGGCTCGATTGGGAGGTACTTCATGAAGACAACGCCATTGTTGACCCACAACGCACAGCGAGCCTGGAAGGCAATGTCCTTCAAGAGTCCTAACGTGTTGCGGCGGTCAAGCACGGCGAAGTTGGAAGGGAAGGGATCAACCAACGTCTCAACAGCGGCAAAGCTAGTTGCATCGACTGTCAGGTCCGTGTAGTTGTCCACAATCCATTCGACGATCTCTGCCGTGTTGGGTCCGATGCTCGATTGAAACGTGACATAGATATCATCGCCCCAACCTTCGCCCGTCCTCGCGCTCAGACTCCCACTGAACAGGATCAACGTCGCAGTGAATGCTCCGAAGTTCTGCGTGGTTACCGTGTAGTAGGATGAGGGGACTGAGACTAGCCGCCGCTCGCCCTCAAACTGTTTGAATGCCTTTACATCCAAGACTGTTCCAGGGGTGATTGAAGCAACGTAGGTAATCGTCTCACCATCCTCGATTGTCACCCGAGCACCAGCGGGTGCGTAGAAGTGTTCCAGGACACGATCGATGTTAGGTACCGAAGTTGTTGTCGTATTACAGATCACAAATCCGCGACGACGGACTCTGTTTCCATTAAGGAAGTCCCCCTTACCCGGAGGCACTGGTAGCTCCCAATCCCACTCCTGCATAGGTGTTGGTTGTGAGCAGCGGGCAGCTGTTAGTCTGGCTTCATTCTGTTCAACAGCTGTTTCGCTTTTGGGGTGGCTGCGTGATGTGATCGTGAAGTCCTGCCCGGACATAGTGCCCGTGAACAAACCCCCGTTGATGTTCAGTGTGAGTGTCTGACCTTGTGGAAAATCCTCACCACCAATGATTCGAACTGGGTTACAGCCCACACCGTCTGCTTGGGCATCATCTACTGTTTGTTGTCGATTGGCCTCAGCACAGTCGATCTGTGCGTTGCGGACTCCCAACTGCAGAGTGATTTGCGATTGGATGCTGTTGATCTGCTCTAGCAACTGGGCTGCCTTCTCGTTGTCCGTACCAAACCCCGTTGAGAGGTAGGCAGCCCGAACAACCTGGAGAAAACTGATCTGGGCGAAGGCAACAGAGATAGACTGCCCAAATGAGCAGTCGCTGTTACCTAAAGGTGCAGCCAAGTGATTTGCAACACCAGACAGCACACCCACACCGCAGAGCGTTGACCCTGAAACCGACCGGGTGACCTGTAGTGCAGGTACGTCCAGGCAGGTCCCAAAGACAACGGGCCAAGGCTTGCCAATCATATCGGCAGGCAGACCGATGATCTGCCCTTCCTCCGCGCTGAAGCCAAACTCAAGATCCTCAATCTGAGAGACCACGGAGAAGGACAACGTCCGGTCAGCCTCGCTCCAGCGGATAGGGCTGTTAACCCTACCCGCGAAGACGAGGAACTTATCAGTGAGGTCAAGGCCAGTGAAGTATTGATAGACACGCACGGGCACCTCGTGAATGTCCTGCGTGTCTATGATTGCCTTCAGCGAAGCATCGGTATCATCTAGCGACAGAGTAATCGACTGGCTGTTGGAGCTGTTCTGGACATTGATGACGTTGTCCAAGCTTCCCAACTCAAGGATCTTGCCGGGTATTACACCCACGTCCTTGTCTGCATAGCTGGAGGGATTGCCATCCCTTCCCCAGTCGATCTCCACGATTATGATGGGCTCTGTGCCCAACTTGGTCGCGAGCTTCGTCAAGCCAGCCGATGAAATCTGTCTCATGTTGATACCTAAGGCGTTGAAGGATTAGTAGCCGAGCAGGGACATGACGGTGGCGTAAACGCTTTCGTCTTGCAATTCAATTGAGGACTGTTCGGCGTAAATCTGTGCCACACTTTGCTTGGGCGTCTTGACCAAGAAGTTTCGACTCCAAGTGGTAGGGTCATCAACCGCACCGCTCGAACTAATAGGACCACTGAAAATCATGGTCTGTGTAACAGGCATGTCAGGGTGACCACCAGTTGTGATATCAACGGCACCAACATTACCATCGGCCAAGTCGACGTCTGCGACAGTCGTAACTGGATGCCGAGTCCCAGACACCGAATCACCATCGAAGGTCAACACAACATCAGCGGTTGCGATGTCGCCACCACTCACAGTGATGTCGCCGTTTGTCCAACCGGTGATGGATGCACTGGTGGCTGCGGAATCGATAGCTGTCTCGATTGCAGCAGCGGCATCATCAAAGGCAATGCTACCAGTGGTGAAGGTCTCGCCATTACGGAGCGTAACCGTAATGGTGAAGTTACCAGCAGAGATGTCTAAGTCAGCAGCGATGGTATGCACAGCATCCACTGCAGTGTAAGCAGCCAACAAGCTGTCGGGTGCCTGAACATCCAACATCTCGAAGTACCGAGTAGCAACCTTCCCGTTGCCTACGTCGGTCTCGTTGATGATGTTGTTCGTCTTCATGTCGTCTATGAGAGTCATTAGGTCTTTGTTCCTTCGAATTCTATGGTGATAGATTGTCTCTCTTGACGCACGCCAAGAGGATGTGAGCCGCTACCGGCAGCTCGTCGGGTCGTGTCAAACTCAAAAGGGTTATTGGTAAGGTGCCCCAGCCACACGTCGCCTCGGTGGTCGGTCACTTGGATTTTCGAACCGGCATGTGCCCGTACAAATGCCATGAACTCCAAAGCTTTCCCTCTGTCCAAAGTGAACGTCCATAGAATTCGACGTCGTGTTTGCTTTTTGACATAGGTGTAGAGAGTGCCATCCGTCGCTCGCTTAGGAGTGACGGACGACGTTAGACTTTCCTGGTCACTGAGTTGCGGGTTAGGCAGCTTTGTGATCATGGTGACCGCAGGGTGTGGTGCGGAGAAGATCATCATGCTAGTGCCCCCTCAAACTCAAATGACATTGTGTAAGAGCAGTCACCCTTCTTGTCCTGCACGACCGGGTCGTCGACAACAACGATAACTCCGATCCACTCGCGATCTTCCCAGTCGATTAGACTGATCTCTTCGCCCAAGTGGTCCTGGATAAACGTCTGTAGCTCAAGTGCCTTGACCCGCGTGATACTTGAGAACTGCACCAACAAGGCTTCCACCAGTGGCCAGCTTGGGTCACGGTATATGACTAAGTCACCACCGCGAGTCAGCCGGTTGATTCGGTGTGGACTTATGCGGTGCTTGTTCCCCAGGTTGGGATTTCGCAGTGTTACTGAATCGGTGACCGATCCAGTGGATGGGTATCGAAGAGTGAACCCACCCACACCACTTGCAGATGGATAAGGCCCAGCTTGTGCTTCGTCGTACTCACAGAGTTCAACATCTTGGACTGTGGATGCAACAGCATCGGTGACTCCAAGCGTATCACTGGCGGACACAGCGTAGGTCCCACCCGAGGTTGCCACGTCCGTGGTAGTCAGCTCGTCCGTTGCGGATACTGAATACGTTGTGGCAGTGGACGTTGTATATTCAACCTCCGCGAGGTCTCGCAGCCCACCCTCAACCGTTGACACTGTCAGTGTGTCCGGGTCAAACTCTTCCTCTTCAAAGGCTAGTGCGTCTGTTGCATTACCGTGGACGACGACCGCTCTGGTAATAGCCTCAGTTAGTGTCAAAGCATCTGAAACAGAAACGGGGATAATAACCCCTGCGATTGCAGTCTCGGCCAGACTCAATGCATCCATGGCTCGCGTAGGCATGTATGCGGAATCAGCAAAGCTGACCGCATCCTCGGCACCCACAACGTGTGTCTGAGCAGCGAAGCTTGAGTCCGTGAATACTACAGTGTCTGAAGCAGACACAGCGAAGGTACCACTGCATGTTGCAGTTTCAGAGAACGTCAGTGACTCGTTGCCCTTAGGGTTTCCAAATTCTGCGTCACCATCTTCGCTTAATGCGAGTGTATCAGTAGCTGACACCTGAGAGGTTACAACTGAGTCCGCCGAATCGGTGAAAGTCAGCGTGTCCGCTGCAGGAGTAACGTCTACTGACTCCTGATCCTCTGCAGCATCGAACCCACCATCGTTGCTGGCGCGAACGTACAGATAGTGCAAACCGGAGTAGGTGCCACTGTCACCAATGCTTGCTCCCGCCGCTGCCGTTCCAGACTCAACTACGCTATCGTCTGCTGTTAGCCGCAGCTCCCACGCACACGATATAGTGCCGTTGTTCTGGGAGTTCCATGTCCCCGTGGTGCCCGTCCAGCTCGTTGGTCCCATCAGCAGAGTGGGCGGCCCCGTCGACAGCGGTTCCGGACCTGCGAATGCATCAGCCTCTTCAGCGTCTGACAGCTTGCGGCTGAAGCACGCGATGCCCGCAAACAATCCCTCGAAGTAGGCGTCAAAAGAACTCTTACCAATGACGGTCGTATTGCTAGAGTAGACTCCAGTCAAACCGGTCGCAGCCTGCTCCTCCACACCATCAATGTAAAACTGCCACCCGTCCGCCCCAGGGGTGGTTCTGAATGACACCTTTCTCCAGGCTGTCAGGTCAACCGCAGAGGGCGAGAAGATCACCCGCGTGTTGTTGATAGCGTCCGTACCACGGAGCATTGCACAGTAATGGGTATCATCACTGTATGGAATAGCTGACCCAGCGGATAGAGCAGTGCCCTCTCCGAAGAAACAGAACCCTGCCTTTGTGCCAGTGACGGGAGGGTCGAGTGTCCGTTTCATCCACATCAATATCGACTGGTCATCACCGGATGATATTGAACCGGCTGAATTCAGTCTGTCATCAATGCCATCAAATTCAAAAGCAGAGGGTAACCAAGTGTTGGGGCCGGTGTCAACTGTGGGGTCGGAACCCATCCCAACAATCGTTAACGTATTGCCATTACCGGAACTATCCGCTGCTGATGTCCCAGAGGTCTCTTGGAGCAACCAGTGTGCATCGAGTGAAGCATCTACTGCATGTGAGCCCAGGCCGAACAGTGCGTTGTATGACATTTTGATGCCTGTGCCAAAATTAAACGAGTGGTCGAAAGCCCGTGAAGACTAACGACCACTCGTCGGGAGAGAGACCGGTTTATGTCGAGATCGTGTAAGTGACCTCAAGCGTGTCGCCGTTGAGAACCGCACGGTCCCCGGAGGTGAACAAGGTTGCACACCACAGGATGTTTCCACTGTTGGTGCTATCACCCTTGGTCTGGGCATTGGCTCCCGCGCACACGAACAATCCCTTGATCGTTCCGTTGGTGTCAATCGCAAACACCGATGGGGAAGCACCAGTGATCGAGCCCGCCGATGCTGCGTCTTCGATCCACGCTGGACGAGTGACGTCCGAGTTGGTGTTGGCAGTGTCCAAGTAATCTTGATCTTCATCCCATCCGTTGGTGCCACCAATCTCTTCGTACGTGTCATCCTCGTCAACCGCTGTGTAACCGCTTGAATCAATCAAGCCGATGTACCACGCGGTCAACGCAGTGCCCCCGTGAAAGCCTACGTCGAGCAAATGGTTTCGCCCTTCGAGAGTGATCACGTTAGGTTGGTCAAATTCGGCAATCACTTGTCCGTCACGAATATGACGGAAGTGGAACATGCCTTTAGGATCAAACTTCTCTTTCATTGGAACCTCATAGTCGGGAAGTGCCACGGCGTATTTCTCGGCGTAGCTCGGAAGCGATGGCTCGACCGGTGGCCGAGCTGGACGATTGACCTTGGATGGTCACGTTGATGTCGCCCACGTTGGTGACACCTCCGTTTTGTGCGCGGAAGACAGGCGTCTGCCCGGCATTGATTGCTTGGATCTGCGAGAAGAACTTGGCAGTTGACCTCGCATTGATGACCGATTCGCCGCGTGAAAGCATTGCAGGTTGCGTGTCAACACCTCGGTTCAGTCCACCTGAGTTGAAGTAGGCTGGCATTGCACCGAAGGCAGCGTTGATACCTCGATTGAATCCACCAAAGTTCAGCCTGCTGGTATCAATGCGAGCGATGCTATCCGCCAGTGAACTTGCATTCGTTGCCGCCAACCCAAGGTTCTGTGCCGTGTTGCTGGTTGACGTTTGCAAGTCGAAGACCTTCTGCAGCTTATCGGAGTCGATATTTGCCCCTAGGGTCTTCTCGCCTTCCTGTATCTTCAACAACCCATCGCGGTATTGCGTTAGTTGATCTCGCAACTCGTTGAGGGCTTTGATATCCCTTTGGAATTTATCTGCCGTGTTGTCGCCTTGAGCACGCTGTGCTTCAGCTAACTCATTGACTCTGGCAGCCACCCCCTTGAAGCCCTGCTCCAGTTCAGAAACACTGGCTCCCTCGTCCAACAGGCGTTGAATTTCAATGCGACCTTGCTCGACGGCAAGAGTCAGCTCACGGAAGCTTTCGTTCAGTAGGAAGGAAGGACTCTCACGGTTGTCCGCACCCAGCTCAGCTAGAATGCCTACTCCGGTCTGAGCACGTTGTCGGGCACTGCCTGCCTCAAGGGTCCCGGCAGCGATTGTCGTTAGTGCCTGTTGGCGGTTTTTAAACTCAGCCTCCAACGTGTCGAGTGCAGCTTCCATGTTGGCTGGCGTGAACGCCTCGTTGACTGCGATGTTAAGGGCTTCCTTAACGGCAATCGTCAGGGGTTCAGCGTTGAACCCCGCAAGTGCATCACTCAACTGTGAAGAGATCTGCTGCGAGCCCAGGTTCAGGTTTAGCTGCACCTGTGATGTCGTGGCAGCGAGTTCCTGTCCGAAGTTGCGAGCGAAGTCCGCAACACCTAATACGCTTGCAAGATCAAAGTCCCCTTTGGAGAACTGCGCTTCCAGCAAGTTGTTCAGGGCAGCAGCGGAGGCACGCCCTCGCGAGGCTAGCTCACTCTCGTTGAACTGGCGACCGTCCTTGTCGAACAGACCAGCGTTATCAACAACGATCTTGGCTTGGCGTTTCAGCTCATCCGCAATTTGTGCCTGGCGTTCTCGCTCTCGCTCAAGGTCAACCTGGCGTTGCTTCTGAATAGCCTGGAGCTGCTTCTCTGCAGCCACCTGCGTGTTCACCGTTGCAGCCACGCGGGCGACAGCCTGTGCTTCCAATGCACGGTTGCCTGTCCGCTCTGCAATGTCTTGTGCAGTGGTTGCCAGGCGGTCAGATTCGTTGAAGGCATCAAGGGCCTTCTGAATCCCACGCTCGTCACCAGTCCTTCCCGCAGCGATCAGCTCGCTAGCGGCACTGTTTGCCAACTGTTGCGACCGTTCGGTCAGCTTCAGTATCTGCTGGGCGTCACCAAGACCTTTGATACTTCGATCAAAAATTCGGGTCTGCTGGCCACTCTGTAGATCTTGAACTCTCGCTACTGATGCATCTGCAATCTTGTCAGCTTCGGCTGCAGCCTTGACTAACTCTCGAACGTAACCCTCTCGTGCCTTGATGACATCATCGAGTGAGTTCTTCGTGCTAGCTGTTAGCTTAGCATCCGTCTCCTGGATAACTGGGAGCATCGCTCGGTAGGCTGCAACAGAATCCTGCGATGCAATCAGGCCGCCACGCACAGCTTGTTCGAACTGCTTGAAGTTGGTCTCAGCGGCGATACCAAGTGCTCGAAGGGACACCTCGGCTTGCTTGGCATCAAACTGTTCAAGGTTGGTGAAGTGCTCCTCAATCTTCGCGAACTCAGCGGACTGAATTGCGTTGAGGTATTCAATCGTGCCAATGGTCAGTGCGGACATCGCAGCGACCGTAAGCAGGATGGGGTTAGCCGAAAGTGCAAGAGCAAGTACCCTGGCAGCGTTGGACGTTGCCAACAGACCGGCACCCAGCGTTGCAGCAATCGGGATTAGGCGGGTCAAAGTGCGAAGGGCAAACTCGCCTGCTTCAGCAATCGCTTCCTCGCCACCTGCGAGATCCACAAAGTCAGAGACCGACCCAAGGAATTCATCGCCTAGTTCGATGGCCACGTTCTTCAACCGGTTTAGGGAAGAAGTGATCTTCTCGAAGTCCGTGTCGGTCGCGATATCAAAAGCATCCTTCGCGAGGTCCGAGGAGTTCACGATATCATCGAGGGTCTCCTGGTAATTCCTTGCGTTGTTTCCCGTGATGGCTAACACGCCACCCAAGTTACGCACGTTGGGGAACAAGGCTGCCAACTCGGCGGATGTACCACCTGCCGATGTGCGAAGCTTGTCCAGGAATCCACCCAGCCCGAAAGTGCGGATACCAACCTCACCCGAGGCGATGCCCAACTTGTCGTAGGCAGCCTTCAATGCGTCCGATGGTTTCAGCAATCCAGTGAAGGTTGCGCGAACCTGAGTCAAGGTTTCGTCAGTAGACAAACCCTTATCAGAGATATTGGCAACAGCAGCAGCGACCTCTTCCAGAGGAACACCCAGCTCATTAGCTGCGGGCAGAACTCGACCGAGCGTGTTTGCCAGCTCGTCGGCAGTCACACGACCTTTATCAATCGTGGCAAACAAGACGTTTGATACGCGGGTTGTCTGGTCCACTCCCAGGTTGTACGAGCGGAGAACAGCAGACAGCGTGTCAACTGACTCGGCCAGTGTTGAATTGGTTGCCTTGGCAAATCGTCCGGCCTCATTGGCGAACTGCAACGACTCAGCAAAGTTTCCAACTTGGTTGGAGATCGCGTTATAGAGACCTTGTGCAACTTCGAGTTGAGGAATGTTCAAGTTGTCGGAGATCGTTCGGACAGCAGCCCCGATGCGTTCCGTATCAACTCCCAATCGGCTCTCACCACCCTCTGCACTTGTGGCAATGGTTTGGATCAAAGCGATCTGTTTCTGTAACTCACCAGCGGATTCAGCAGCCTCGAATGCAGCATCGCGAATCGCATTTAGCGTGCGCACTACTACCTGAGCCTGGATGATTCGAGACAACGTCTCAAACGAGATCCCAGCATTGTTTGTTAGGTTACCGAGCTGCTCGACGGCCAGTCCCATCTTGCCGAACCGCTGCTCAAGGGTGCTTACATCCTTGGTGCGCTTGGCCAGGTTGCCCATGCTCTTTTCTACGTTGGCCAGGGCTGTGGCTGCCTTCTGTGCTTCCTTATTCAAGTCAGAGAAGGCTTTCGCATCACCACCGCTGTTGAACAGCGATATGGTTTGAGCAACCGACTTTAGTCGGTTCTCGAATGACTCGAAGCCCCTGTCTAGTTGGCCAAGGATGTTGAGTGCTTGGCTCGCATTTATCAGAAACTCCTGCTCAATCTTTTGTGTCATTACCGTACTCGCCTTGTTCGTAGAGCAGAATTCAGATCAGGAAGTTGGAACTCGCGAAGAACGGTTGTTACTGCCGCCCCAACCTTTGTCTGGAAATCGTATGGGCCTGGATTGAGCAACTTGCCCCGTAGACCAGGATCTGGATTGGCGTTGGCGTCGTTGTATTCGTTGTAGACAAGGTGGGGTAAGTCTGTCTCGAACACGAAGCCATACTCACCCGCGTTGGCAACTAGAACTGCAGACCCATGTCCGCGACCATATCCCTCGCGGTCGTATGCAGTAGTGGATATCTGGATAGCAAGCGGAGCACTAATCAATCCGGCTAGCTGAGTGAGGGTCGCATGTGAAGCACCCGACCACACTGGGACGATCTGTTGGAAGGTCACAACGTATTCGAGAATGGCCCGCCCGAGTGTCTCTCGGGCTTGCCTCTCCAACTCGTTCTTGTACTTCTGCAAATCGAAGTTGGGGGCATTGAACTTGCCTTTTAACTTAAGCACTATGACCACCTAGTTTCTTCGCGACTTCGATGTTGTCGTGCTGAGTTATTTGGTCATATGCCAGAAGGTTTGCCTGGACGACCGATGTGCAGTCCTCCCACTTCTCTTTGACGCCTGGAGGTCTGACGCCGAACCTCTCGCAAGCATGCCAGATTGCATACTTAGTGGTTCGGTAGTCGGGGATGATTAAGCTTGTGCTTCCCGCGCCAGACCAAGAAGAAAATCCGCGCGGGCCGCTGCGACCTTTCGCTCATCCAGGCAATTGACTTCGAGAATGAAGTCCAAGAGTCGACGTTGTTCGCCGGGCGACAGCACCTTTGCCATGTCATCAACCCACTTCGTCCACGTCTTTGGTTCGGTAACCACAACCGTGTCCCACTCGATGTTGGCGGGTTCCAGGGTCTTGATTACCATCCATGCCATACGCTTCAGTTGGTAGTTGACCAACATCTGTTTGTACCCCGCGTCTTCCACATCATTCTTCTTACCCTTGCGAGTCATCATTACAGGCGGCATGGGTATGGGACACAGGGTGTCAAACTCATCGTAAGACTCTACTGCTCGGCCCTTGAACACAACATTACCCGCTGCGCGGGGCAGGACCAAAACGTCTTCGTTCAGCCCGTCAACTTGTACACCGTCAATTCTCATTGTGTTATCTCTCCCAAGATATTCAAAAAGAAGGGCAGCCCATGCGGGCTGCCCATGAACCATTCAAACTTACGACCGAGCTACAGTTGCTTCAGTCGAATTGCATCGTCCGGTCACGGCAATCGAAGCAGCCGACAAGTCGAACTGCAGATTGTCATAACGGAAGTTCTCAAACGTGGTTGTCTCAGTCTCAACCGACTGGCCCGAGCACGCAGGCGTATGCTCGATGATCATGTCCACTGCGTAAGGTGCGCAGTTGTCATCTTGGTCAGACGAGATCCACTCAGCAGCACCACCAATGCCCTTGAGACCATCGACAGGCGAACACAATTCACCAGTGCCGGTTCGCACGTGTTCGTAGACAAACTGGATGTTGACAGCGACCGGTTGGTCATCGCCTTCACGAACAGTGTCCAGAGTTCCACGGTCCAGTTCGTACGTCAGCTCGCGAGCTTCGGTGTACGTCAGGTTGCCGTCGCCGACCTTGATCTCAAGGCGGATGGGCAAGAACGTGATGACTGCGCCGTCGGCCATCGTGCCCGCGCCAATCGCGGGAGTGAAGGTGATGTTGGTAGTAGTTCCCGTACCACCAACCCGTGCAGTCACGGTGTGGACGGTTTGAACCGTTTCACCAGCGACGGTGAAACGAGCACCAATAGGCACCAAGTCACCAGCGTCGGTGTTGTTCAAAACTAGGGTGTCGATGTCGACATCAGTTGCAGCAGGAAGTAGTCCCGCTACATCATTAACAGCACCCGTACCTGCAAGACCGTCTTGCAAGTAGATAATTGTGTCGCGTAGCTCCAGCTTGGCCAAAATAATTCTCCTGGGGATATCCCCGATTCAAGTTGTTTAGAGGTATCCCCAACCATTGGGGAAACTGTTGTTCTTTCGGAACCTTTGCATACGGGCGCGTAGGAGTTTGGGACAACAACCATTCGCCTCTGCAGCGTCCGTCATGCTGTTGTATTCCACGCCGTTTACTAGCACCCGCTTAGCATTAGGGTTTGTACTCCCTACCCTGCCGAACATCCCGTTCTTTTCACCAGAGGTGAAACCCGGAGGTCTCGCCCTGGTGCGTTCGGCAATCTTCTCTCTTGTTTGCTGGCTATGCTTGCGACCATGCATCGCATTACCGTTACCACTGCGGGACTCCGACATTCGTTGTCGTGTTTCGACGGAGTGCTTACACCCAAGCATGGGTGCAGAACCACCTCCCGAGAGGTTGTAACCATTGGGTACTTGTGAGCACCTCTTAGCGATTGCTCGCTTTTCAAACTCAAGAATGAGATTTGGTGAACCACACCAGAGAGATTTGAACTCAAAGTTTCCAAGCCCATACTTCTTGATGGCGTTGTGAACTAGTTTCGAGCCGTGCCCGCTACTGTGTTCACGCCAGCGGCGTGTGGGTTCAGTTGACACCCCGACGTATTGCTTACCATTCACAAGATTGGTAATAACGTAGAGGTACAACATTGGTCATCTTTCAAAGTGGTAGAGATAAGCCGCAGTCACCATGCCTTGGCGTATTCGGTCTTCCGGAGTGAGCTGCCCAAAATGAATGATCTTCACGTCGGCAATCACTGACATACATCCAATTTGTGTTTGGCTGTCAGCGGACGCCCCCATTTCGAACAGGGGGATATTCGTATCCATGGCTTCATGAATAAAGCCGAGGATGTTATCGAGGGCGAAGACGTTCTTACGCTCGTCACCCATGGTGGAAGTCACCAAGACATTCACGTAGATCCGGGCTTCGTGCAGCCCCGGCAGTTTCTTCGTGTAGGGTCCGTTGACTCTGATCTCAAACCTGTCAGGTGCTTGCATGAACGCATCGGTGCGATCCTCAAGACCTTCTGCGAGTGTGGGCACAGAATTTGTCTGCCCAACACTTTTCAAATACGAACACACCGAGGCATGCATCCATCTTGTCCAGTCGGCTATTGCCATGGTCGCCCCGCTGATTAGGAATCGGTAAGAGTCACTGTGTCCTCACTGGACACGCGATGGGTTTGGTTGAATGTTTCGCCAACCAACTCGTGTGCGATCACGACCCAAAGAGCGTCAAACTCAAACTCGTCGAATGAGGCAACTTTGTATCTACGGTTGCGGAAGATGATCCAATCGTCATTACTGAGTTCAAGATCAGGTGCATCCCGCTGGTCGATGAGAAACATGCGGCGAGTTCGGTCATAGGTGCCGCCGTAGACAAATGCCTTGTCCGCACTTATCTTGCTAATGGTCTGTATTAGAGACCTCTCTACCTTCGCGGGCAGGACCACAGCTCGGTTGAGTCGTGTCATTGTGGGCGAGTCTGTCTTAACGCCGGTGGCGAGACTGACGGTTGCGCTGCCGTGTTTGTACAGGTCCACTGGACCCATCCCGTACTGCCTCTTCAGTTGGTAAATCGCAACACGAATCATCCGGCTCAGACTGTTGTTTTGCATTTGTGATGCCCAGAAGAAGTGCGTTGAGTGTTGTCGCGATCAAGTCGAGTCGGGACGAGATTGAATCAACCTTGGTAGCGTTGAGATCAATCTTGGCGAGAGCGGAATCCATGAACGGCTTGGTCTGTCCAATCTGCATTTGTTTCCAGATCATGAACAGCATCAGACCGGCTATAGGGCCGAAACTCTTTACCAGTAGGAGAAGTTCATTCATGAGAAAACCCACCCGGATTTTCCGGGTGGGTTCCTTATTACGAGTCAACTACCTTGCGGTAGACTTTCGAATTAGCCGAGGATCAAGCAGCCCATGTTGATGTCCAACAAGGCCACGCCGCTCAGCATGTCGCAAGTCACTCGCGTGCCTTGCTTGGTGCTGTCGTACTGCATGCAGATTCGCATGCTGAGCTTGTTAGCTTCGCTGCTCGCAACTGCGGACATAACGCCAGCAGCCGAGTTAGGACGTGCCAGAGGGCGAGTCACCAACGCCAAGGCGTTGCGATGGAACGCGAGGTTCATGTCGCCAACAGGGCCAGGGAACAAGTTGTCATCGTTGGTGATGGCTGCTTCCAGCGGGCGGTCCAACAAGAGGTACTGAACACCGGAGCCTTCGCGGGACTCGATGATCGTGTAAATCTTGCGGCTGCCACCGGTGCCGGTTGCCAGCATACGGCCAGCGGTCGGAGCGACAGTGAAACCGTCAACAGCGATTTCCTTGCTGTAACCAAGAGCGTAGCCACCGTTGGCAACACACTTCTTGTACAAGGTCACGACTGCAGCAGCCTCGGTGGCGTTCTTGTTGGCTTCGTTGCTGGTGATCGACGTGGTGTTCGTCGAAGCAGTAACGGCGGTTGCGTACTCAGGCTGGTCGTTACCAGCGACAGTGAACCACTCGCCAACGGTAGCTTCGTAACTAGCAATCGAGCAAGCCTTGGCAGCAGTTGCACCAGCAGCATGAGCCGCAGTGATGGTGCCAGCGACGGTGTCACCAGTGGTTGCACTGGGAACGTTGTTGGCAGCATACAAGCCAAAGCCAAACAGGCGACCAATCTGGGCACGACGCAGAGCGTTTACGGTCCCGGATTCATTGGCCTTGACGAACAGGTCGGTGTTCAGCATGTCTGCTTCCAAACCGGCAGTCATGATTACGTGACGCATTTCGTCCTCGGGGACGTTCAACACGTTCAGCTTTTCACGAGCCTCAACCAGGCGGGCGCGGACGTTGCTGGACGAGCTGGTGCCCAGGCCACCAACACGCTTGGTAGGGCCAGCAGCCAAGAAGGCGTGAGCTTGGCCGATAACCGAGCGATCAACACCACGAGCAACGGCTTGAACCGAAGGACGTAGATAAACCTGTACCAACTCGGCAAACGACTTGCTGCCTTCGCCGTCTTTGATGATGAACGTGTTGTAGTGGTGCTGATTCAACGGCACTGCTACGTTCGCGCTCACTGCTTCCTGCTCAACAACGCTGTCAGCGTCGGTCTTACGAGCCGAGTAGAACTTGGCCGGGCGACGGGTGTTAACCACGTCACCGAAGTTCTGAACTTGGGCTTCGAAGTCCCGGTGAACCAACCCGCTCATTACAACGGACTCTTCCAAGATCACCAACGATTCCATTGCCCACTGCTCGGGAATCCAAGCGTCGTTGTCGTTGTCGTAACAAACCGACACGGGGGATGCGTACAGGCAAACTAACATTTCGAACTTCATAAATCTTTTCCTAGCCCAATGGGCGTGTCTGTGGTTAGAGGGTCGTTGGTGCCGCTATAAGTTAGCGACGGAAACCAACTGCCTCAGGGTTTTCCTTGCGAAGCTTCGCATACTGCTCAGGGGTGAGCTTTCGTATGTCTACTTTTCCAGGCTGTGCATGACCACCATTGGCTCCCATTCCGGGCACCACGTTGGACTTGAACAGGTTGCCGTGAACTTCGGGAAGGTCCCGCATGCGTTTCACAGCGTCTAGGGGTGAACGCTGAGTGACGATTGATTCGCCGGTCTCCACATGCACATCATTGAAGTCAACGACTGGGAGACCTTGGTCATTCAGCTTGGTATGTGGACGCAGCAGCGTCACAATCTGCTCGACGTTGAAAGCTTCGCCAGAAACTGCGGCGTCTGCTAATGCACGTCGAATGGTCGAGTCGGTGTGGCGAGTCTCAGCAACCTCAGCACGAGATTTCCACTGTTCCAGCTCAGTCTTGTACTGAGTCTCCAGTTTCTTCTTCTCGTCGGCTGCGATCTGCTCTTTCGTGCGGAACTGCTTTTTGAGATCCTCCAGCGAGGTCTCAAGCTCCTCACGCTGTTGCGTGGTCAGCTTTGCAGTCTCCATGGTGGAAGACAGCTTAGCCTCAAGTGCTTCCGTCTTGGCAGCATGCTTGCGGCGGTCTTCAGCCAGAAACTTGTTGACGTCATCTTGGGTGAATGCCTTGGACACTCCACCGCCTTGACCTTCGCCAGTTCCTTGACCTTCACCAGTGCCTTGACCATCACCAGTGCCTGCACCCTCGTCGCCATCATAGCAAACTTGGATCGCGGGACTGAACAATAGGGCCAACTCAAACTTGGGAATACGCATTGTGTGCGTCCTTTAACAACCCCCGATTATTTTGGTAAGCACGTCAACGCGGGGTACGTCCTGACAAGCTCGAAGCCGTGTGCGAAAGCCCCACACGTTGGGCGTGTATTGAAAACCCGTACTACGGGTATGTTGTTTAAACTCGGATGAGTTTTATGCTGGCATCATCCCTCAAGAAGGGCTTCAGTAATCGCCAAGCGGAAGAACTCACAACACCATTTATCATGTGCTCAATCGGAGTCTGATTACGCGAGTAGGTCGTGCGCACACTCTCGATACCTTGACTGGAAATCGCAAGAGCTTCCAGCTCCATGTCTACGTCTCGACCATCAAGCAGAGAGAATGCAATCTCATAGCAAGCTTGCTCGATAGCAGCGGGGACTTCAGTGTCCTCGCCTCGTGGGAACTCCAGAACCTGCGCGGCCTCTGCGGCTCGCACATCTTCATCTTCAATGTCATCGTCAGCCTCTTTGGCTGCATAGACAGTCGCTTTGTCGCC